ATTTTCCATCATGGAAGCCATTTCAGCAGCTTTCGCTGCGGGTTTTGAAATTGGTCCATTGGAGTACTCGTCCTCTCCAGCCTGAGCTACCAATCCTGCCATATCTACTTGCGTGGGTCCAGATAACACAACGTTCTCACACCAAGCATAAATTTTGATATTAACTGGTTCAGTGTTGCTAGGATGGTGCAAAGGGGAAATCTGTGACAACCACATTGTCCCTATCTGCTCTTGATTCCCATTTGTGAGATCAAAATTATCCCAATAGTGGAAAAAAGGCAAAGTCATTTCTCCACCTTGAGAAAGCGTTGGATCTATGAGAATGTGTTGCCGTGACGAAGCACGGGAAATGTCTCCTGGGAAATTAATATCTGAAATCACTGTAGTTTCATTACTGACCAAATCTCCACGAGCAAAATAAGACAACATAGCCATGCCCCAATAAAAAGCATTGCCGTTGACAATCACTTTGATCTTCAAGTCGCCTCTAAAGCATCTGTAATTATTCAAACGGTTAGAAATTCTTGGATTTTGAAACCAATCCCGCCAAGGCCGGATGGGCACGTCCAAAGTTCCATTAACTGGCCAATTTACTGAAGTAATCCTAACTGGACGCAAGAAGAAATTCTTAAACTCCACATCAGGATCATCTGAACTAGCACGTGTCGGGTCGTGATCACCTCCAAAGTGGGCATCCCACGCGGGGGATTGATCAAAGAACTTCACGGTCTCATTTTGTTGTTGGTTTGGAACAGGTGAAAAGGTAAAATTTCCAGCTTGAGCCTCAATCGGAGCATCCACTCCTACCAGATTTCTGTTGTCTGGTACAACATGAGGGTCCTGTTTTGACTTTGAGTCAGGACTTGAACTCTCTATTCTATCTATACCGGAAATCTATAAGATGTCAAGGGTTTCCAGCCACATGACAAATCCAGTTTATGACAAGGTGTCGTCTATTTTTTGCGCGATAATTTTGCTTGGCGTTCCCACTCCTCTATTTGACCGGGGGTGGGATATCCGTACCACTTCGCATGGGCCCAACGCACAAAGCGCACGTACACTGGACCCGCTTTATATTGGCCATAGCACCACAGGAAGTTGAAAGTCAAAGACAACAACCACTTGCAGCCACCTGTCCAAATAAGGAACATTAACAGAACCTTATGGCCATTTGTAAAACTGGGATTAAAACGGATTTTCCCAGTATCCAGACAGTGGATAAAAACTGTTTGCACAAGCATCCCAATGACATAAAACAACATTGGACACTCCCACCAAAACAGTCCTTGTGTCCCATTGCAGTGATCCTCAAAAGAATCTGCAATAGGAATCATTTCTTCCCCACAATATGCCGTAGCGGCTGACTCCATATTGACCCAACACATAGCAGTAGCTAAAGCAGCCACACCATGATAGGCGGTCATGTCATTGATAAGTCTGCGCCGCATAGATCCAATCTGTGCCGCCATATCACCAATAGGATCATGGTACACTAATTGGTCATCGACCGCGATAATATCGTTTTGGAATAGAATGTAGGACCAGTCACGCAAACACTGAAAAGTAGGCTTGCGTGCATTGTATCCAAGCGTCATATTAGTGTATCGTATATAATCGATGTCTCCTGGACTGAGCCAGTATGAATCATACAAACACCATCTTCGACATAAGGGCAATCCATTCCGAGTCCGCACGCAATCAATTGCCGCTGAAGTCAAATCACCACGATAATATTCTGGAACGTGATTTTCTGGATCCCACACTCTGTTCACAAGAGCAATTCCAAGTTCAATCTCGAGCTCGGTATAATACCGTGGGGAAATACGCAATCTCTTGGGGTTTGGCTCATCGATTTCTCCTGCCTGACAGCTCAAGGCAATGAACGCTTTGTCATAAGTACACGACGTACGCTCGAATTGCTCTTTAATGTCTGCTTCTGTAAAAGGCTTGAAGTAGTCAATGACTTTATGGCCCTCTGGATCACGCGTTTCTCGAGCAATGTCCATGAAGA